AAATTGTTATTAATTTGGCATGTTAGCTTAAATAGTAAAGCGCCCCTGGCTAGTTCAGCGTGGAGATGTTAGTGCAAGTCTAACACGTGCCTTATTTTATTTATAAAATTAAAGGTGTTAGGTGTCAAAAAATAAATCCATTGAACAAGAAATTAATGAATTTTTAGAAAAATGGGATGCTCATAAACTAACTTCTTTTTTACGTGACATAATTCCTTTATTTGAATTATACGATGTCGCCGATGAAGGAGACTGGGTTGCCGAAGCTGTTGGAGAAGAAAACGAAAGAAACGTACGCTTGCTTCGTACAGTTTATCTTCTTTCTAGGATAGCCGAGTTTCACGCTGGAATACTTGCCACAACTAAACTTGATTTTAAAAGTTTATACCGACGCATGGAAAAATTCGGATGCGTCGATATAGTTGATAATTAAGCAACTACAAGTTTAATTTCCTTTTGACCACTATTGCTTCCTATTAAAAAATCTCCTCGGAAAAAGGTATTTTCTACCCAGTTCCCCTCACTATCTTTTGTAAATCCAAAATACTCAAGTTGCAAATTTTCCCATCTCTTAATTTGTTTTACTTGTTCTTCATCATATAAACCTGGATTCATTAAAATATTAATCATTTGGGTTCTATGAGGAAGCTCCCAACAGAAATAAACATCTCCATTGGGATAAATATGAAACAAAATCATATCTTGTTCTGGATAAGGCCTGTATTTAGTAATCTTACGAATTCTAACCAAACCTTTTTTTAACATTAAGTCATATTTTTCGTAGATAGCTAAATAAAATGGTTTATTTCCCATTTCTTTAGAGCCTTGCTCAATAGCCTCATTAATATCTTTGACTAAATCCTTTTTTATTTCATGAGTTACATCCCCAATGACAACTCCTTTTTCTCCATTTATTTGCGCATCTCTATAAATTGACCCTACAGTATTACGTGTAGGGTCAATACTCGATGTTAAATCCATTATGCTGTCCTCCAAGATGGTAATTTTCTTGTCCAATAATTGTTAGTTAGTTGTCTTTGACCAATTCTAGCGCATTCTAAAGAGCAAAACACTGTTCTTGGTTTTTTCTTAAGATCTTTTTCTGATGGGATACAATTTTTGCAAATGCGGCAAAGTAATGGAGCTCGCGTTTGTTTTTCCATTGATTTTTTTAACTTTTCCTTATAAGCACAGTGATAGCAAATTTTTAAATTATTTAAAAACTCATTATCTAATCTATCTATTTTACAACTGTCGCAAATCATAACCCTCCTTTTTATATGGACATATAATATTTTTATTATACAAAGTCAAGAAAGGGCGTCCTAAAAGCGAATTAGCCCATCGCATCGGCGTCAAGTGGGGCTAGCCGACCACCCAACAAAAGGAAGTTCATGACTGAGATAGAAAGCCAAAACAGCGAAGTCCATGAGGTAGCACCTCAAGCTGAAACCCAAGTCAATGAAGTAAATGAGACGCAAAAGCAACAAGAGCCGGTTAATAACCAGCACTTAAAAGCAATGCGCCTAAAAAATGCCGAACTCGAAAGAGAACTGAAACAATTGAGAGATATGCAGATGCAAATAATGCAAGCCCAAATGGGTAATGCAGCACCTGCAAAACAAGAAGTTGATGAGTTTGATGCTATCGGCGATGAAGAGTTTATACCCTTGGGTAAAGTAAAAAAGCTAGCTGAGAAAAATACTCAGAAAGTGTTAAAAAACGCCGAAGAAATCGTGCGTCAAGAGGTGCAAAAGCAACTTAAGAAACACGAGGACAGTCAGTTCATCGATCGCTTAAATCGTCAATATTCAGATTTTTCCGAGATCGTCAATCCAGAAACTTTATCAATTTTAGAAGAAAAGGAACCTGAATTGGCGGCTACGATTATGGAACTAAAAGATCCATATAAAATCGGAGTTCAAAGCTATAAATACATTAAAGCGATGGGGCTTTCCCAGTCAGCAAAAGAAACGCGAAGAGAGAAACAAGTAGATCAAGCTATCTCTAAGTCAGAAAAGGCGGTCACGTCTCCTATGGCTTACGATAAAAGACCTATAGCGCAAGCTTTCAAGCTAACTGATGCTATGAAGAAAGATCTTTATCGTGAAATGCATGGATATGCTGCCCTTGCTAGTTCAGTTCCTGAACTGACCTAATAGGTCGAAGGGAAAAAAATGACTGTATCAATTGCATCGCTGCCTCCACAAATACAGCAGCGATATAATGCTAAATTACTGTCAACTCCAGAGCACAACTTGATTCACCAGTTGTTTGCTACTCCTGTTGAGTTGCCAGATAACCAAGGTTTTATTGATCGTCAATCGCGCTACGACAGGCTAGACTTGTTCGAAGTGCCTTTAGATGATGGTCAAAACAACCCACCACCACAACAGCTTAACCGCGTTGATGTCGATACATTTGGCAGTCGACATATTAGTGATCTCTTACTTTGTGCCGCGTAAGAGTGTATGCAACCTATATCGTTTTAACGAGACAGGTCACGATCACTAACGAGGATTAACATTGAGTCCTCGATAAATCCGCTCTGATTGAGGTGGAAGCCCTAACGTAAAGCCGAGGGTGACACTGGCGAAGATAATAAAGGACCACGATGATTAAGTTGTTTAAGTTTTTGATAACATTCTTCTCGAATAGCTTGAAATGCGGGAGTAACTCTTCGACCGCCTGCTTTTCCAGTAAATGTTTTTCTAAATTCTTGAATGATGATGGCGTGTTGTTTCTTAATGATCAAATGGGGAATAAGAAGAGGAATGAGTTGATCCAAAGATTCTCTTGTAGTGTACCATTCATAAGAATCTTTCCATTTTGGATTAACCTTATTCCTGTTTCTGTAAACAATATTTCCTCCAAATTTATTTTTAATCCATTCAATTACTTCTTGATTGGTATTAACAATTTGAATTCTTGGAAAGAAATTTTTACAAGAGCCTTCCATTCTATATTGAATGTAAATGCTTCCCTCTCCATCAATCATGCCAGACAAATAGCCAATTTCAAAATCAGTCCACATTTTTCCATCAAAAGTTCTGAGTTTTTCTCTGAAATTTTAAATGGATTAATATTTATTGTCACGCTAAACGACTTAGGCGAGTGGAATTCCGAAAGGAATATGCGAAAGTCTGATCTTGCGACGAAAGCGCAAGAGGAGAATCCGAAGAGGTTTTCCCGCTCACGACAACTTGTGAGTCATAAAAGTAACAGTTTGCCAGTGTTAAATAGTGCAGCAGCTCGTTTAGGACAATCTCTCCGTGAAACACAAGATGCTCTACAGAGAGACAACCTAGAATCTAGCGCCTCTATAATTAACTGTGTTGGCGGTACAAACGGCGACATCCCAACTGAAATGACAATTTCAGATGTGGATGATGTCTTCACAGTACTGCAAAACAACTCTGGTGAGTACATCACTAATATTGTAGAAGCCGAACTTCGTTTTGGCACATCTCCAATAGGTGATGCATACGGTTGTATGTTAACAACTCGTATGATTCCAGTTTTGTATAACATGAGTGGATTTGTTAAGAAGTTCCAATATCCAAATATCTCTCAAACTTTAAGCGTAGAGATAGGTGGAGCTAATAACGTAAGATTCTTTGCTTCAGAACAAGGTTCTGTCTCTCCTAACGCTTCATTGTTAGGTAATGACATTGCTAACTGTTTTGTTGCTGCTAAAGAAGCTTATAAAGTGGTATGGCAAGCAGGTGGTAAAGCTCGCTTTATCTATCTGCCTCCTGGGTATAATAATGATCCATGTATGCTTAGGCATACTGCAGGTTGTTCTTTTTATCAAGGACAGTGCATTGACGAAGTAGTGCACTTTAAATCTTCTCTAATTGACTTGGAAACCTACGGTGAGCAGCAAGCTGCTTAACTATGGCAACAAGGGCGAAGAAAATTATTGAGATGAAATACATATCCATGTATACTATATCATATGACAAAAGGAGTCGATATGAAAAAAGTATGCACAGGATGCAAAATAGAGAAAGCATTTGAAGAATATGGTAAATGCAAAAAAGGACTTTTTGGGATTAATCAAAAATGTAAGGAGTGTTGTAAAGCCAGAGCAAAATTAACGGTTCATTCTCCTGAAGCGATAGAGAAAAGAAAAAAATATCGTGCAGATTGGCAAAGAAAAAAAAGGCCAATTCTAAATCAAAGATTAAGAGACAGATATTTAAATAACCTTGAACTTAATCGAGAACAAGCTAGAGAAAGAACAAGAAAATATTTGCAATCTGAAAAAGGTAAAGCAAAGCATCTGGAAACAACAAGAAAATATGAGCAAGAAAATAAAGAGAAAATCAGTGCACAACGCAAAGTCAGAAATGCTGTTAAATATGGGAAGCTCATTCGTTCAAGTTTTTGTGAACTATGTAATCGTGAGTGCAAAACACATGCACATCACGAAGACTATTCAAAACCCTTACAAGTTATTTGGATGTGTTCTAAATGCCATCTCTATCATCATCAAAAAAATCGTTTTCACGCTAAACGACTTAACGAGAAGACTCCGAAAGGAGATG